TTTCTGCGATTTGATACCCGACGAGGACGCGGACGGGGCTTGTATAAGGCACGACCCGACCCCTGCGGCAGAAAAACGCTTTATCGACGGCACGCGCGAAGTATCGTGGAACTTTACATTTTATACACGATGTAAGGACGCAGAGAACGCGCGCGAGTACGGAAAGCAGATTGTAGACAAATTGGACGGCGCAACAATCGAAAGCACCGAAAACATCGAAATAGATTGCGAAGCGGTAACGCTCCCGCAGTTTATCGAAACGGACGCAAAAGGATTTACGACCTATTCGCAGTCCGTAAAATGCACATTTTTAGAGGAGTAAAAAGACTATGGGCGATTTAGTAAAAAAGACCAAGATTGTGCCGTTTATCAACACCAGCACAACAACAACTCCAGCATGGACACAGATTAAAAAATCAACATCGTTCACCCTTGCAATGAATCCGCAGACCAAGACTTTTGATTTTATTTCCAGCGAAACCCCGCAGAATGAAATCGACAGCTACCAGCCAAGCCTTGCGCAGAGTATCACAATGTTTAAGGGCGAGGACGATTACGAAGCAATCTTTGATATGCTTTTCAACCGCGCTACAGGAGCAGAAGCACACCGCGACGCTTTGATTGTATTCTACAAAGAAAGCTACACACCAACAGGAGAAAGCCAGCCTACATATTTCAAGTGTTGGAAAATCGACGCACTCGTTGTAATCAATCAGCTCGACAGCGTAAACGAAAACATCGACTTTGACCTTAACCTCAACGACATCGAAAATGGCGCGGTTACAGTTTCAAACGGTGCTCCAACATTCATTGCGGGCACATGGAACGGCAACACATTTACTCCTGCGTCGTCGTAATGATTGAATTAAAAAAATCAAGGCTGCCCGAATCCGTAGAGGTTGACGGCAGCCTTTACACTATCCACACATCATTTAAATATTTTCTCCGTTTCATTGAATTGCTGGCCAATAAAGACATAAAGCCGCAAGATTTTGATTTTATGTACAAAAGCAAGAAACCGCAGGACAGGGAAAGCGGATTGATTGCCCTAGTACAATTCTGCAATCCGCCGCAGATCTTGCCGCATACCGACAAATTAGAGGGCAGCAGCGAAAAAGCCGTCGATTACACTATCGACGCGGATTATATCTTCGCGGCCTTTATGGAGCGTTACGGAATCGACCTAGTCGAAAGCGATATGCACTGGTACAAGTTCCAAGCTCTATTTAAGGGATTACACGACACAAAATTAAATGAAATCATCGGCTACAGATTGTGGGAAAACACCAGCGGAAAGCGCGACGCATACACCCGCCAAATGGAGAAATTAAAATCGGCGTGGGAATTGCCGCAGGAATCGGACGAAGAGGACGAGGACTTAAAAGCCTTTGAAGCCCTGCTTTATCCTAACGAAATGACTATAAAGGCAGAGGGTAAACAATGATAATTGAACAGCGGCTATTAACACCGAACGAGTGGTCACGGCCACAACTAAAAATCAAAGAGTTTAAAGCAATCGTGATACATTGGACGGCAAACCCAAACGCGAACGCAAAACAGAATTGGCTTTATTTTGAAGCCAAAAAAACAGGCATGAGCAGCTACGGCTCTGCTCATTACATCATCGGGCAGGACGGGGAAACAATACAGGCAATTCCCGACAATGAAATTGCCTACCATTGCGGCAGCAGCCAAAAAGACCCAGCAAGCGGGCAGATTTACACAAATTACGCGCGTAAAAAGTTCGGACATTACGCCGTACATTTTCAAACCACAAGCCCGAACTTTTGCACAATCGGCGTGGAATTATGTCCGACCGATAACGACGGCCATTTTACCGAAAGAACGATAAACGCCGCCGTCGCCCTATGCGTGCATTTATGCAATAAGCACCACCTCACCGCGGACGACATCACAACCCACCACGAAATAGTCGGCTGGAAAGATTGTCCGCGATTATGGACTAAGCAGCCCGAACTATTAGACGCTTTCCGCGCAAGCGTAGCAGACGCACTAACACGGCAGGGGGTCTAAAGTGTGGGAATCAATCAGCACAGTATTAACCAGCGCGAACGCATGGCAGGTTTTAGTATTCGTCGCCATTGCCGTATTTATTTTTGTAATTTTGGTAAAAGGCGGCGTTATCGCCATAAAAACAAAGCATTTTAGAATCGGGCAGGCAGAAATAGAGCGGGAAACAATACGCCGACAGGTAGAAGCCGCGCACGATTTTATTATGAGCATTGAGGGCAAAATCAACGCCGACACATCGCACTATAACGGATATTTCACAAAGTTTATTTTAGAGCGCGTATATGACAAGGCGATTGAATGGATAATGTTTAATCATATCAGCAATACGCCTATGTATGTACAGGACAAACAGGACACAGTTTGTAATTTAGTTTACACATTCGACATCGGGGACGAGTTCAAGACACCCGAATTTAAAAAGCGTATGTGTAATTGGACGCAGGAACTAATAGCGAAGCTCGTACAGACACGCGAGCTTTACAATAAATAGGGGGATAAAATGAGCGAGGAAAAACCAGCAGAGAAAAAGCACAGTAAATTAACATCAGTAAAGCTATGGGTGACACTATGGGCTATTGCCATGGTTTCATTTATCGTAATTGCCAACCGCACGGAGTTTTTGAACATCGCGCAGCCGCTTTGTTTCGTTCCGCTCGGTTATTTGGGTGCAAATGTATGGCAAAAAAAGATTTATGAGGACGGCGCGAAATGACAGTAACAGGCTGGATTATTGCGGGGCTTTTAATGGCTCTATTTGGAGTTTTGGCAGGCGGCAGAATGTTCCTAAACTATGAACGCAAGGAACACCAGCGGGAAATAGAGCGAATCAGAAAAGAGGGGGCGGAAAATGCACAGCATACAGCGGACATTATCACAGAAGCAGAGAAAATCAAACAGGAAGCTAACACGGGCAATCATTCTGACGATTTGCACGCTATGGCTGACCAGCTGCACAACTACGCGCACGGTAGAAAATAAAGCCGCCCCGAAACACTACCCGCCCGACCCATACGACGAAACAGGCGCGCTCGTATGGGTGGAATTAAAGGACGGCGAAACATTCACAGCCAGCGAGGACGGGCTATTTTTGCCAATGTGGTATTGGCGCGGCATATATGACTACATCGTAAACACGCAGGCCGCGCAGGAAATCACCAGCGGAGAAAACTGACTATGAAAGTATGAGGATAACCTGCGAAACAAAAGACACCCTGCCGCTATCCGCTTTGACCGAGTTTCAAGGCGGATTAAAGAAGCGCACGGCAGAAGATACAAAGAAAATCGAAAAGAGCATAAACGACTACGGCTTCGCGACGCCTTTTTTCGTATGGCGGCATGACGGCATAAACAGCGTATTAGACGGACACGGACGGCTACAGGCATTAAAAGAAATGCAGCAGCGCGGCGAGAATATCCCAGCCCTGCCCGTCGTATACATCGACTGCGCCAACGAAGCAGCAGCCAAAAATCTATTATTACGCATTTGCAGCACATACGGCGAAATGACAGCGCAGACAGTCCGCGACTTCATCAAAGAATTAGAAATCGCGTTCGATGATATACGCCTGCCATGCGGCACAATCGACCTCACCCCATTAGATAAAAAGAAAATGGACGACACAAAAAAGACATTGCGCCAGCAATTTCTAGTGCCGCCGTTTTCCGTATTAGACACCCGCCAAGGCTATTGGCAAGACCGCAAAAAGCAGTGGAAAAGCATAGGCATAAAATCCGAAGAGGGGCGCGACAATAAGATGTTGAAGCACCTCAAAGAAAATGCCAGCAAGGTGAACGGCGGCGCAGAAAACACATTGAGCGAAGTATCAATCTTTGACCCCGTATTATGCGAAACAATGTACACATGGTTTTGTATGCCACACGGCAGCGTATTAGACCCATTCGCAGGCGGCAGCGTTCGGGGCATTGTAGCCAGCTACAAACACATGAAATACACGGGCTTTGACATTCGCCCCGAACAGGTAGAAGCCAACGAAAAACAAAAGGTGATCTGCGACGGCAACGAATACGCCCCGCAATGGATTTGTAAAGACAGCGCGAAAATGGGCGAAGTGCTGGGGGGGGGCGAAATGTACGATTTTGTATTTAGCTGCCCGCCCTATGCAGATTTAGAGAAATACAGCGACATTGACGGCGACATCTCAAATATGGATTATCCGCAGTTTTTGGAAACATACCGCGCAATTATCAAGGCGGCCGTTTCACATCTGAAAGATAACCGCTTCGTCGTTTTCGTAGTCGGCGAGGTACGAAATAAAAAGACGGGCGAATATTATAATTTTGTACCCGACACAATAAAGGCATTTGAGGACGCGGGCTTAAAATATTACAACGAAATCATATTGCTAAATGTAGCAGGCGGGAAAGCGTACACAGCAGGGCACGACGCAAAGAAAAGCCGCAAGATTGCAAAAGTACATCAGAACATACTCGCATTTGTAAAAGGCGACGCAGACGAAGCGGCGAAAATCCACGAGCAAGTTTTAGTTTTCCTCAAAGGAAACAGCAAAGAAGCTAACGCCGATTTAGGCGACTTCCGCGCCGATAACTGCATATTGCCCGAAATGTTCGAGTAAATCCGATTTTTCCGAAACGGTGGCACAATGGGCAGAAAGAAAAAGATTTATAAAAAAGCAGATATTCTCGAAGCCATAAAAGGCAGCGGCGGCATAGTAACAACCGTCGCCCTCGCCCTAAATTGCGATTGGCACACCGCAAAGGCAAACATAGAGAAATACGAGGAAACCCGCGAAGCGTTCGACGGCGAATTAGAAACGGGGCTGGATTTGGTAGAGGGCAAAGCATACCAGCAGGCAAAGAACGGCGACGGCGCAATGATACGCTTTATTTTAGCAACTAAAGGACGCAAACGCGGCTACGGCGAAACAGCCCCGCAGGAATTGGACGACGCAGAGGATAACGAGCTGACAATCGAAATAGTGGACGGCGACGATGAAGATTAAATCTAACACGCTATTTGCAAAAAAATATAATAAACTCTTCCGCTGGATAATGAAGCACGAATACACCGAATACACGCTAACAGGCGGCCGCGGTTCGTGCAAATCGTCGTTTATATCGCTATGTATAATTATCTTGATTGTGATGTTTCCGCAATTCAACGCGCTAATTATCCGAAAAAATGCAAACACACTGCGCACCAGCGTATACGAGCAAATCATTTGGGCGATTGAACGCTTAGGACTACGCAGCCGCTTTAAAATCCCGAAATCAGAAACAAGCGCGCTGCCGATTGTATACCGCCGAAAGAACGGCACAAAGCAATACATCATTTTCAGAGGTTGCGACAATCCCGAAAAGATTAAATCAATCAAGATTGCACAGGGCTATTTTGGCCTTATTTGGTTTGAAGAAAAAACCGAGTTCACACCCGCAGAGATACAGAATGTTAAAGTATCAGCCATGCGCGGCGGCAGCAAGTTCTATGTATTTGAATCATACAACCCGCCAAGCGCAAAACGCCATTGGTGCAACACCGACGCACGCACACCAAAAAAAGACCGCGTCGTTTTCCACACCACATATTTAGACATACCGCGCGAATGGCTCGGCGAAGCAATATTAAACGAAATCGAGTACACAAAGCAGACCAACGAGCGCGCATATCGCAATATATTTTTGGGAGAGCCGACGGGCACAGGATTAAACATCTTTGAAAACATCGAGCTGCGCGAAATCACCGACGAGGAAATCGCGACCTTTGATTATATTTACAACGGCATAGACTGGGGATATTACCCCGACCCGTTCGCATGGGGTCGAATGTGTTACGACGCGCGCAAAGCTACGCTATACATCTACGACGAATTATATTTATACAAACATGGAAACATACAGGCCAGCAACGCGCTACAGGAATACCTCGAAGAGCAATGCTTAGACGAGGACGGCAAACCGCGCTTTAATGTCATGGCCGACAGAATCGAAGCCGATAGCGCAGAACCTAAGAGCGTAAACGATTTTTATAAATGGGGCTGGAACATACGCGGCGCAAAGAAAGGCGCGGGCAGTTTGGAAGCGGGCTATAAATGGCTGCAAGGTTTACGGGCGATTGTAATAGACCCCGTGCGCTGCCCGAAAATGGCCGACGAGTTCACGCTATACGAATACGAAATCGACAAGCGGACGGGCGAAATAGTAAGCGGCTACCCGCAAGGCCAGCCCGACCACGGCATGGCATTAACACGCTATGCAACAGAGCCGATATGGCGGCACGGCGGCGAGTAAAAAACGCCCCGCAGACGCGCTACAACCAAGTTTAAAACTACTTTGTGGTATAAATCGACAAATAACACGGACGCAGACAAAACGGCGCGTTATTGGCAATTTTCCGCAAATGACTATAAAAGCGAGGATATACAATGTTTGAAAAGATTAAGGGGTTTTTTATGAACATACTAGGGTTATTCCACAACTACACAATTAAAGACATTACGGGCATTGATACGAACATCAGCGCGGAAATGTACAACGCAATAGAATTGTGGTCGGCCATGATGAGCGGTCAAGCTCCATGGAATGACAAAGCCCCACCATGCGGCGTGCTAGACCAAATCGCGGGCGAATTGCACATCATGGTTTCGCGCGAAATCGGGCTAGATGTTGAGAATGAAGCCATACGCCCAGCAATGGAGCATATAAACAAGAATGTCGATAAAATCGTTGATTACATCGCGCTATTAGGCGGCTGCATTGTCCGCCCTATTTTCAGTAATAGCAAATTGCAGTATGAAACGCTGCCGCTCGGTAATTACCTACCGACCCGCTACGACTTCGACGGCACACTGACAGGCGCGCTAATTATGAAGCCGATTGTAAACGGCTCTAAAAAATGGCTGCTGACAGAAAATCACACATTCGAGAATAACGCGCACACCGTAGAGTGTACCCTATACCGCAACGAGGGCGGCTCATTACGAAAAACAGCCTTGACCGATTGCCCGCAGACATCAGACATTACGCCGCTATATGTATGGCAGAATGTAAAGCAGCCTATGATTATCGAGTTTAGGGCGCACACCATAAACAAGATTGACGGCTCAAACGTTCCCGTTCCAATCATTGCAGGTGCAGAGGATTTAATTAAAGAAGCAGACGAACAGTTCGAGCGCATGAATTGGGAGCAGCGCGGCGGAGAAATGCGCGTATTTGCAGACCGCGATATGTTCGCCAAACGACAGAAGCGCGACGGCAAAGAATCGGGCGTAAAAATGACACCCGATTTAAATAGATTGCTCGTACAGGTAGAGGGCGACGGCAGCGCAGAGGGAAAGAAAATCACCGAACACGCCCCGCAGCTACGAACAGCCGCACAAAACGAAATGTTACAGCAGATTTTCCGCCGTATCGAATTAACAAGCAAAATGGGAAAAGGCACAATCTCCGACATGGAGAGCGTACAGCAGACCGCCGAACAGTACAACGGCGGCCGCAAGAAACTTTATGCGCTTGTAGATAACATCGAGGACGAAATCGAAACCAAATACCAGCAATGCGCAAATGTATTGGCACACATGGCCGCAGCCTACAAGCTGGGCGCAAACAATGCAAAAATAACAATCACATGGAACGAGGACGCAACCCGTAAGGATATGACCGCGGCTAAACAATTAGCAATGCAGGAAATCAACACGGGCGTTAAAAATAAATGGGAATACCGCCGCGACTTCTACGGCGAGGACGAAGCAGCAGCAAAGGCGAATGTTCCCGAAGAACCAATCGCGCCCGACCCTTTCACATTTGGAGCGTAAACAATGGCAAAGCACAACAAACAAAAAAAAGAAATCACAAAGAACGACCGCGCCGTTTTGAACGGGCTGCGCTATGCAATCAATCATTACCCACTACACCGCCGCATAGTTTTTGCATGGCGTATTATTCGGGGTAAGTTTTAGCCCATGCTCCCGCCACGCTATTTGGACGGTTTGTCCGATGAAATCATAGAAATCTACTCACAGCTCGAAAGCGACATATTGCAGGACATGGCGCGCCGTATTGCCCGCGTTGGTAAAATTACAGATATGACCAAATGGCAAGCGCAGATGTTAGCCGAAGCGGGCGGCCTAAAAAAGAACATCTCGCGGATCTTAGCGAAATATGACAAGGCAATCGTCAAACAGGTAAAAGACACATTCACCGAAGCATTAGAAACCAGCGCGAAAAACGACAACCGCATTTTTAAGGCGGCAACAGGGCGGACAGTATCAGCCCCGAACGCGCAGCAGATGTTAGCAACTATTCAGAAATGCCATAGCGACCTTTCACGATTGACGCTGACAACAGCAGCCACAACGCAAACGCAATTTGTACGGGAAGCAAACCGCGTCTATATGAATGTACAGAGCGGCGCGTTTGATTACGATACAGCCATGAAAGACGCGGCCGACGAATTGGCAAAGCGCGGCATTACTACGGTACAGTACGAAAACGGCCGCCCCGTCACCCGCTCTATAGAATCAGCCGTCCGCATGAATATATTAACCAGCGTAAACCAAACGGCAGCAAATCAGACGCTAAACAACTGCGAGGAATTAGACTGCGACCTCGTCGAAACATCGGCACACATCGGGGCACGCCCCGAACATGAGGAATGGCAAGGGCAGATTTTCAGCAGAAGCGGCAATAATAAGAAATACCGCCCCTTTTCCGTTTGCGAATTGGGAAGCGTTACAGGAATCTGCGGCATAAATTGCAAACATTCATTTTATCCGTATTTTGAGGGCATGGCCGAGCATTACACCGAAAAAGAACTCGACGAAATGGCCAGCGAAGAAGTAAGCTATAACGGCGAGAAAATGACCCGCTACGAGGGCGAGCAGAAGCTGCGGGGCATTGAGCGCAATATCAGACACTACAAGCGGCAGGCATTGACCGAGGAAGCGGCGGGCGTAGACAACACAAAGGCGCGCCGTAAATTGGGCGAATGGCAGGAAGCAGCGCGGGATTTTACCAAGCAGACGGGCATAGAGCGCGACAGGGCGCGGGAATACATCGGCACAAAGACAGGAAAGCAGCCGCGAGGAATCGAACCCGCACAAAGTAAAATTGCAGGCACACCAGCAACGCCACCGAGCACGCCGCC